CTGTAGATGTAGCTTCATCAAAAGTTCTAAAAGTGTATGCCTCTAAAGCTGAACGAATATCATATTTTTCATCACATCGGAACGTAACTTGATATCCAGCAGAACCAGGATATGTGACTGTTCCTGGAACATTAAAGCTAAGGCCCATGTAAGGTACAGGTACATTTGTTATAGTTCTTCCAGGTAAACTAGCTGTTTCAATATAAGCTAGCTGTCTGTCATTAAAAGGAATATTACCTAAAAAATCCAATCTAAACTGAAATTGACGAGCAAAATCATGTCTAGCAGCTGTATTATAAAATTGTTGTATGCTCATAATAATACTTATTAAAAATTATAATAACTCTTGGAAGTTTTGACCTGTTCTAGTTGCAACAAAGTTAACTAAGATGAATTCTGCTGTTCTTACAGGCTTGATGTAAATATCAACAATCATTGCATTATCATCAATTACTTCAGGTGTGTTATTTCTATCATCACAAACGATCATATAATCGTAAATACCTTGTGTTGCTTTTGCGTAGTTAAATAAAGGACTGATAGTATCTTTTAACCGCTTTCTTGTAAATTCAGTGTTTGGTTCAAACACAAAATATTTAACTGTACGAGAAACAGCTCTCTCTAGATATAAGAACAAACGTCTTACATTAATTCTGTCAAAAGCTGAAGGTTTATTTTGAAGAGTTTTTTGACCAAATACGGTGTAGCCATCTCCACTAAAATAAGCAACAGGATTAATTGCTAGTTCATAGAATCTATCTCTTTGTTTTTGATTTGGATTAAAGGCAATATCAACTACATTTTTAAATTCTCCTCTATTAAAACCAGCTGGAGCAGCCCATACATTAGCAGCCGTATCACTACGGGCATACACAGCTGCTGCATAACCTGAAAAAGGTATCCATGATTCGCTGCCAGAAAATGAATCTACCACTTTAACCCAATTTGCATAACTAGCAGTATAGGCTGACTCGAGCGTTTCAACAAACGCTTTCAAGGGAGTATACATGTTGGAGGTAAAGTTTGAACCTAATTTATCAACGGTTTTGGTATTTTTACCTGAAACAAATATAGGTCTAGGAGGATCTATAATTGCTATACAATCTCTTCTTGTTTGTTCAGTGAAGGTAATAAACTTATTAACTATGGAAGTCCACAAATTCTTGTATGTAGGATTACTGTTAATTGCAGTTTCTAAAGCTGTTTCATCAAAATATTGGTTATCATCAAATCCATTTGAACCAACTGCAGAAGTTCCTGCATATATACTAGAAATACCCGCATCAGCTATAATGTCTATTACTACGTTTTCAGGATTATCAATCAATTTAAAAACGTTGTCTAATTTCAGTGCTACGTCTCCAATTTGTTTTGTTGTAGATAAAGATCTTGTATCAGGAACGTAAGTACCAAGCGGCCATAAACCTTGTGCTTCAGTAGCAACAGTTACTTTTGTATGAGGAACTGTAAAACTATTATCTGAACCATTCCAAGCATGATCTCGAGAAATTGCTGGATTTGTTAACATTTGTAATACAGGATTTGAAGTATTAATGCGTTCTTCTAGGAAGCCGTTAACCAAAGCTCCTCCTCCTGCAAGATTAATTTCTTTTCTATTTGAATTTAAAGAACCTAAAAGTTTTTCAGAAGAAGAAATTCCAAGTTTAGAAATGTTTGCCACAGATCTTCTAACTTTATAAACACCAAACGAAAGAGTATCTTGATAATCTACGTTTTCAAAACCACTAAAACCAGGTTTTTCTAGGGCCTCTGAAATTGATTGCATACCTATAGAAGATTCAACGGAGGTAGCTGACAATTTAAATTCTAAACGATCAGGAGAAACTGATTTAAACGTTTGCTTATAAAAACCTGTAACACTCGTAGATGAATCTTGGCTCCCTACAGAATACATTTTGTTAATTGAGTCAAAATTTGTTGTAGCTGCTGAAGCATTGTCAACAAAGCCTATATAATAACCCTCCCCAACATCGTTTATTGTAGATTGAATATCATTAAACACAATAAATCCAACGTTGCTAAATGTTACTGCATTGGTAGTACTGTTTACAGTCACCGTTGGAGTTGTAACGGTAGCAGGTAGGGTACCAAAACTGTAATTTCCAGATTTTATACTTTCATAAATACTTGGAGTAAGAGAATAAGCTACAGCTGATCCAATTGTGAATTGCGTGTCGTACTTAGGATCAGTTGAGTAAGCTGAAGCTACAGGAAATAAAAGGCAGCTATATGCGTTAGAATAACCTTCTCCAGCTTGTGGACCATATGGCAGACGAATAGCGTTTAATACTCCAGGAGAGGCTAAAACTTCTCTACAAGAATAATAAAAATAACGCTCAGCTGGAGTTGTTGGAGCTCCAAAAACTGATTCTAATTCACTCACAGACGTAATCAAAATTGGTTCAGAAATTGGGCCCTGAGATGCAAAACCAGGAATAAATATTTGAGTTCCGGCTGCTGTTTCTACTCTCAAGGAGAGGTCTTTTTCGGCAATTTCTACGCCGGGAGAATTAATATTAATTGATCTAGCCATATAGATTTATTTATCTATTTTGGCTTAAATAAATTTAAACAAAAATTAATTCAATCTTTCTACTGCTAGTTGGCTATAATGAAATTCTGCATTAGCTTCTATAATACCTCCATCTCTATAAGAATAAGTAATTCCTCCTAGCTTTGAAATAAAAGCTTTATAATAATTGAATTCAATAACAGGTTTATTGTATTCATTTAATCCCCATACACTAAATGTAGTTTGATACTCTTGTTGGTCTTCATTATGTGTTGATATAATATCATCTTTTGATGAACCTCCGTAATAATCATCTAAAGCTAAATTCATAATATCTAGCCATTTCCACAAAGTATAGTAATTTTTATATTGATTATCTACCACAAACTGAACATTTAGAGGAGGATAGTTTGGTCTAGCATAGGTAGAAATATGTAAATTTTGTCCTTGAAATCTTAAATCTACTTCTGGAACTGAAATATCAGGAACTACTGTACCAAATAAACTTAAAGTTAAAGGTTCTTCTGCTAAATTTGGATATTTAGCTTTCATGATTTTTGGTAAATTTAATATTAATATAAATTTATCTTTAGAGGATAAATTTAAATTAGATTGTAGTTCTGGATTTGCAATAGGCATGTTATAAAAAGGTATACCCC